ATTAATTATTTTTATATTCTATTAGTAGATGACCTCTAAATTACAGAAATTATTAGATAAAGCAGAATGTATGGTATTATTAACATCTTCCGCTTGTAATTATTGGAGTTATGTAAAGTTCATATTTAGTATTCCTTTAGTTCTAACAAGTTCCGCTATGTGTATCATTAATAGTATTAGCGAAAATGCTAATGATGTTCGCATTCCAAATATTATCGTAAATGCTGTATCAGTTTTAATAGTATCATTAAATAATAATATTAAAGCAGGAGAAAAATGTGATACTTATAGAAAACTATCACAGCAGTTTTTAAACTTAACACAGGAGATAGATGCTTTTGATGATGAGAATGCAATCACAAAAGAGAAATATGAAATACTTATAATTAAATATGATAATCTCATTAATGATTGTGCGTTTGAAGATATTCCGCAGAAATATAAATTATCGGCAAGTAAAGCATTTTATAGTAATAATCGTGCTATTCCTATTCAATTAAATGGTGTCATAGGAAATAATGATATATCAAGAAACTCAGGGAGACCTGCAATTATTATGGAAGGTTCATAATTAGTTATTTTTTAATATTCTATTATTATAATAGAATGGGCGGATATATAGGTGCGACAGGACTTGACGAAGTACAGGAACAATTTGATATATTAAAAGATGAAATAGACGCTAACGCTTCTTATATTAATACACTTGTAGGCATACCAGACCCTACTCATTTACCTTTCTTTGGAGTTAATATATTGAACCCTGGCTTATATGGTTTAGTGGAACGAGCAGAAGTAAATATTAAAGCATTACAGACGCAACAAGGCACATCATCTACGGCAATTAGTGGTATAGAAACATCAATAACAGGAATAGAGGCATCAATAACAGGAATTGGAGGGCAGATAACAGCAGTTGAAGGTTCAATATCAACTATACAATTTGTAGAATTACCAGTATTATCAGCGTCTATTGTTACGGCTGGAGGTGTTGCAGCTGATGCCTTAGTAAAAGCAAATAGGTCTTTAGGTATATGGGACGAAAACGGAAATGATGTATATCATAAAAAATCAGGTAATGTAGGCATAGGGACTACTTTTGGTTCTGTTCTAAATAATAAATTAGAAGTTAATGGAAATATTAATATACCATTATCAAGCAATTATAAAATTAATAATCAACCATTAAATTATAGTCATTTAGCAGGAACTCCGCCAGTTAGTTCTAAATGGACTAATGCTACTGATACATCAACTAATATATTTTATAATACAGGTAATGTAGGTATTGGTACGATATCAGGTATAATAAATAGATTAGAAGTTGGCGGAAATATTAATATACCATTATCAAGCAATTATAAAATTAATAATCAACCATTAAATTATAGTCATTTAGCAGGTACATTAAGTTATAATTCTTTGACTGATAAATTAACACAAGGAACTAATATTACTATAACTGGAAATGTTATTAATAATACATATTCATTACCTACGGCAGGTGTTGGAACTGGTGGAACGCTTGGAGGTGTTAAGGTTGATGGAACTACTATTACTATAACTAATCAAGTTATATCAGCAGTAGCAGGAGCGCAACAAGTAAATAGTGATTGGACGCAAACCAACACGAGTTTAAAGTCATTCATACAAAATAAACCAACAGAAGGGGCAAATATAACTTTTGCGAATAATCAAATAAGTCTAACCGACTTTGTAGGAATTGGAACTACTCCGCCTTCTGGTAATACTAAATTAGATGTTAATGGTAATATTAATAGTACAGGATTAAGAATAAATAATTTAGCGATAGGAAGCGACCCAACACAAAATATAATTAATTTAAGCGGTAATAAATTATTAATAAATGATAAACCAGATACTGAAAGAACTGCAGAAACTTTCACACCACATACATCATTAACTGAGCCTTCTGTAAGTCCTAATATTATTGTTGCTGATGCTTATTATCCGAGAGTACCCGCAACTAACTCCTTGACTTGGACTGATAATGGTAAAACAATTGTATGTAAAGTATCAGACGCTGTATTAAACACGGCATATGTATATTATTTATTCAATCATATAATAACTTCACAAGATCATTATCATTCACTACCTTCATATACAGCAACAGGTAATACATACGCAGGTGCTACAAGATTTAAAACATTTGCTGGTATAGCGATAAGTATTGATTTTGGACGTTCTATATATCCAGAGAGAATGAGAATTGCCCCTCGCCCTCTTCAAGCAGGATTTACTGGCGACGCTTTCATACTTGGTGCTCCAAAAGCATTTAAGATATTTGCCTCTGACGATGCTTCTTGTTGGAATGATAATAATCATTCTTCTTGGACGCAGATACACGACCAAACAACAGGATTAACATATACTAACGAACAATATACAATAGTCAATTTTACAGCAAATCTTCCAAAGTATCGTTATTATACGATGGTAGTATTATCAACAATAGGAAATTATGCTGGCGGATATATGATGTTTTCAGAGTGGAATGTTGGCGGTGATGAAAAGATAGATGCTATTCCAGAATACAATTCAGGTTCTCTAACTCATAAAACATTAACTTTTACTTATGACCCTACAAAAAACGCTGAATATTTAGCACAACAAAAAACAGGAGTAGGTGGATGGAGAATAGTTAGATTTTTACCTCCTAATCTTAATAGGTGGTATGTTGGAAATTATATAAATACAACAACTATAAATGTTCCAATAATAGGAACGCCATATAATTATACTAATGAATGGGCTGTCCCTTTTGGAACATTTGATGAAATGTTCTTCGGTACATTTGATATGACTCATTGGCTACAATGTCCTAAATCATCAGTATTAGGTGCTTATTCTTATACAGAAAGAAATATTATAAAATCGTCCGCAAAAAATTATGCTTATACTGCTAAATGGTGGAATAGGAGTGCAACTGGTGGAGAAGACCCTTGGATTTCAATCAATAATATGGATACTGACCAATTAATTGTTTATGGTGAAAACTCCTTTCAAGGTAATCTTTTTATAACAAGTACTTTTGGTGGTATGTGTGTGTTAGTTAGAGATAGTACGGCAAGTGCTTTAGTACCTCAACCAAACACATATAATTTATCAGTTACTTCAGATACATCAATAAGTATTAATAGTGGTGCTTTCCAATATTTATCAGGTAATTATACAATTTCGGTAGGTTCGGCACAATCTTCCGTAGTTATTGCTGGAATATCACAAGCAGGACAAACAGACCCATATCCATTACAGAATGGTTCTACAATAGCTATCAGATATTATATGTTAAGACGCACAATTACCTTAGATTATTATAAGAAAAGCGGATTTATTAAATATGTACCATCACTAATAGGGGGAGAGTTTCCAGATACTGGAAGTTGGCAGATTGTAGATATGGATAATCAAGCGTTAGATGAGTTTGGTGGTTCTATAACATTTAATAAGGTAATGGGTAATTTACCCCTTGATAAATTACAAGATATAGATATGAGTAAAATCACAACTGGAAATCTTCCATTTAGTAGAATAGATGGTAATCTACCTGCAAATAAATTAGACAATTTAGATATGAGTAAAATTACAACAGGTCAGTTAGATTATACAAGATTAAACGGACAAGATGCACTTGTTAATAATAGATTTTTAAGAATTATTGAACCTTATGAAGCCCCAACT